GGAGCAAACCAAATCAAGGCAAACGAAAAGATTATCAACATTGATGATCTATTAATTGCACAGAGTTTCATTGCTAACATTGATGAACTCAAGAATCATTATGACGTTAGGGCGACCTATGCTGATGAACTAGGCAAGGCACTTGCCAGAACTTATGACCAAAACGTAGCCAAGCAAATCGCTAACGCTTCCAGAGCTTCCGCTAACCTTAGCGGTGGTAATGGCGGCACAGTTCTTACACTTGCTTCTGGTAATACAGCTTCAGCAAACGTAACAGGTGATGAAATAGCAGCAGCTATCTATGACATTGCACAGACATTTGACGAGAGGGATATTCCTCCAACAGATCGTTTCTGTGTATTACCACCTGCTGAGTACTACAAACTTGCTGAGTCTGCTACAAGAACTGTAGATGTTGACTTCAACCCACAAGGTAATGGTTCATTTGCTTCTGGTCGTGTTCAGCAAGTCGCAGGTATTCCTGTAATGATGTCTAACAACGTACCTCAAAGTAACGTAGGATCAAACCCAAGTGGTGCGAACAACACTTACTCAGGTGACGATAGTAAGACTATCGGTTTAGTCTTCCACAAATCTGCTGTTGGTACAGTTAAGTTGATGGATATGACAACTGAGATCTCTGGCTCTGACTATGGAATAATGTATCAAGGAACCTTAATGGTTGCTAAGTATGCGTTAGGACATGGCATCTTAAGACCAGAATGTGCAGCTACAATTAAGCTATCTGCATCTTAATTAACAATGAAGGGTACTCAGTAAAATGGGTACTCTTTTTCTTACTATTTGGAGATTATTATGGGCTACGGAAAATCAATGAAAAAGAAGAAAAAGAAAAAGATGAAAGGTGGTAGAGATTCCTTAAAAATTAAATACTAGTTATGGCAGTAGCAGCAACTACAGAGCTTGAAGCAATCAACATAATGTTGTCTGCTATTGGTGAAGCTCCTATCAACTCTTTGACAGGTACACTACCTGTTGATGCAAAGATCGCACAATCTACTTTGAACGAAATAAATAAAAAGGTTCAGATGGAGGGTTGGTCTTTTAATACTGAAATAGATGTAACTCTTACTAGAGATGGATCTAATAAAATAAATCTGCCTATAGATGCCTTAAGAGTAGATCCTAATATTCATCAACATACAACAGTTGATGCAATACAAAGAGGTTTAAAACTATATGACAGATTAAATAATAAGTTTGAATTTGATGAAGACTTAATTTGTACTGTTGTATATCTAAGAGACTTTGATGAAATACCAGAACCAGCTAGATATTATATGACAATAAAAGCTGCAAGAGTTTTTGTTGATAGGTTGGTAAGCGATCAAGGACTTAGAACTTATACACAACAAGACGAAGTAAGGGCTAGAGCTATACTAATGGAAACAGATTTAGCAAATGGAGATCATAACATTCTTAGAGGAGATCCTTCTTTAACAAATGTCTTTGATACTTACAATCCTTCAAGAGCATTAATTAGATAGTTATGGTAGTTGTTTCTAAAGCTATTCCTACTTTACTAAGAGGAGTCTCACAAGCTGCTGATCTGATGAAGCAACCAGATCATGCTGATATACAAGACAATGCTGATAGTAACCCTGTCTTGGGTCTTACAAAACGATCTGGCTTGCAGTTTGTAACTAGCTTATCTAATTCAACACTTGGTAATGTTCATATACAAACTATTAACAGAGATGCAAACGAACAGTATGTAGCAATATTTAGTAATGGTAATGTGAAAGTATATGAATTAGATGGTACGGAATTAACTGTAAATAAACCTGATGGTACTGCTTATCTTAATACAAGTACACCAAGATCAGTTATAAAGACTGTAACTATTGCTGACTTCACTTTTGTTGTTAATACAAGTATTACAGCAGCTATGGATAGTGCTTTGTCTGCTGGTACTGATACACAAGCAGTTGTATTTATAAATCAAGCTACGTCTAAAACTACTTATACTGTCACAGTTGATGGTAATACAGTCACGAAAAATACTGATGGTGATGATCCTTTAAGCACCGATACTGTAGCGACAAGTCTAAGAAACAGTTTGAACTCTGCCTTAACTGGTTTTACTATTGCACAGAATGGACCTGTCTTACATATCAAAAAGAATGATGGTAGTAATTTTTCTATAGATGGAAGTGATACTCAAGGTGATACAAAGATGACGATAATAAAAGATACAGTTCAAAGATTTACTGATCTACCAAATGTTTCTCCTAATGGATATATAGTTGAAGTCAAAGGAGATGAAGATACTAACTTTGATAATTATTACGTTAAGTTTGTAACCAATAACGGAGGAGCTTTTGAAGAAGGTCAATGGGAAGAAACAGTAGAGTCTGGTATTACGTTTAAGTTTGATTATGCAACCATGCCACACGTTCTGATACGTCAGGCTGATGGTAACTTTAGATTTGCAAGGGTAGATGGAGATACTTATACAGCAGGTGGTCAATCATTTGACCTGCCTAAGTGGGGTGAAAGAACTGTAGGTGATCTTATATCAGCACCTAACCCTTCTTTTATTGGTAATAAAATTAATAACGTATTCTTTTTTAGAAATAGATTAGGCTTTCTTGCAGGTGACAATGTAATACTTAGTCGTGTATCAGAGTTTTTTAACTTCTTTCCTGAGACTGTTATATCAGTATTAGATAGTGAACCTATAGATGTAGCTGCTTCTCATACTAAAGTTGCTGTTTTAAAAAGTGCAGTAACGATAGGAGAAAAACTTATATTATTTTCAGAACAAACGCAATTTGTATTAACAAGTTCGGCAGATAACCTTACACCTAAAACAGCTAACGTGTTAGTTGCAACAGAATTTGAAAGTAGTGCTGATGCAAACCCTGTTGGTTCTGGTACTTCTATTTATTTCTTAACTAAGAAAGGATCTTTTGCAGGTGTTAGAGAATATATAATTCAAGGTGGTCAACAAATAAGAGATGCAGCTAATACAACTATTCATGTACCAAGACTGATACCTAGTGGTATATATAAGATGGCTGTATCAAACAACCAAGATATTTTAGTTTTACTAGGTACTGATAATCCAAATAAACTATATGTTAATCGTTGGTTGTATGGAGATGGTTTTGCAAAACAGTTAAATGCTTGGTTTACTTTTACAATTAATCCAAATAGATCAATCTTAAATGTAGATTTTATTGGTACAGATTTATTTGCAGTAATAGAAGAAGCAAACAAAGTAACTTTAGAAAAGATACCTTTTGAGACAGACTTTAGAGAACCTAACTCAACCTTTGAATACCATTTGGATCATAAGGTGACAGAAGCAACGTCAGGTGTATCAGTCTCTTATAGCTCTGGGACAGGTCTATCTACCTTTACAGTTCCTTATAGACTAAGAGCTAATATGACAGTTGTAGGCAGGTATCTAGGTACAGGAGAGACAAGTACTTTTGTAGATGCTCAAGGCAATACAAAGACTTTAGTATCAGGTCAGGTCTTGCAAACTACAAACACTACTGATGGTTCTACTTCTACCATTACAGCTACAGGAGATTTTAGAAATAGTAAGTTTATTATTGGTGAACCTTATGAAATGCACTATAGATTTAGTCAACAAAAAATGACATCTGGTGGTGGGGGTACACCAGAAATGATTAGTGGCAGGCTACAAATACATCATTTTTATTTTAAATATGAAGATGCTGGCTTCTTTCAAGTAGAAGTAACACCAGAAAATAGAGATACAAGTATTCATAGATTTACTGGTCGTTTGCTTGGTACTGCTTCCTCTGCTATTGGAGAGATAAATTTAGATACTGGTACATTTAAAGTACCGATTATGAGTAAATCAGACAGAGTAAATATAGATGTAAAAAATAATACCTTCTTGCCAACTCGTTTAGCTAGTGCAGAATATGAAGGAGTCTTTCATATTAGGAGTGCTAGAAGAGCTTAATGGGTTATTTAAGAAAAGCAAAGTTAAAAGACTTTAAACATGTAGTAAATAATATGAGGGTAATGGATAAAATAGAAGCACATTATCAAACAGGAATGACCCCAGAAGATGCTTTAAGCTTTACATTTTTAGGTAGTCAAACCAATATGACTATTGCAGATGACAATGATAATCCTATAGGTTTATGTGGTGTATTTAAAGATGGTTGTATATGGATGGTTGCTACAGATGAACTGTTTAATAATAAAAAATATAGAATACAGTTAATAAGACAAGGTAGAGAATGGGTTGATAATCTTTTGACAACATATAATATGCTTTATAATTATGTATATGCAGAGAATACATCTGCTATAAAGTGGTTAAAGACACTTGGTTTTACATTTATTAATTACCATAAAGAATATGGTACATCAAACAAACCATTCTACGAATTTCTGAGGATAGCTTAAATGTGTGTTGGTGCTGC